AAAGATGTCTACAAAAGATTGGAAAAACGAAGAGATTCGTAGCCTTTTAGCCGAAGCTTGGGGCTTTAAATTTAATACATTACAGGAATTTGAGGAATTCAATGGACAAGGTGAATTACAAGCAGAGAGTGAAGAAGAAGTTACCGAGGAAGCTGTTGAAGAAAGCACTGAGGAAACCGTTGAAGAATCCGCCGATGACTCAGTAGAAGAATTAGCAAGAGCTACCGGGGGCCACGGTGATCACAGAGATAGAATGAAAGCTCGTAAAGATGCTGCAAAAGCTCGCCGCAAAGATGATGAACGAGAAAAGGTAGAAGAAGCTGATCATGATGATGACAAGGTTGAAGAGTCTGATACTACCAATGAACTGACCGAAGCAATTGCCGCGGTTCTTCGCAAGCATTTACGAGACTAATCAAATGTTAGGTAAATACAAAAGTTGAGCTTAAAAAAAGTCGCAACAAATTTATCAAAAAATTATTACTATTATATTCACGAGAGGAAGAACCAATGTCATTAGACAAAGCATGGAGAGATTTCTTAACCGAGAGTGTTGATGAAAAAAACATCTATACATATATTCAAGGTCTCCAAGAAATAATTTCCAATCTTAAGCCTAGAACTGTAACAGAAAAAAGAAGATTGCAGCTAGCTAAACAACATCTTAGAGAAGTTAGGAGATTTGCCCGTAAATTGGATAATCGCATTGGTGTTCTTGAAGAAAAATTAACAATTTTAGAAGAGTCTACTGGGGATTAAAATATGGCGAAAGCTAATACTCACCTTACTCATCTTGAAGAATTAGTTCTAACACAGGGAGCGGATGGTTATAAAATGGCCAGAGGCTTCCTTTTAGAGCTTTTAAAGTCTTTGAAGGGTAATACCAGCACTAAGATTCAAACATCCGTCAAATGGGATGGTGCACCGGCTATATTTGCTGGAATTAATCCAGAGAATGGTCAGTTCTTTGTTGGCACTAAGTCTATCTTTAATAAAATACCTAAGATTAACTATACGAAAGACGATATAGTAAAAAATCATGGTCATGCACCCGGGCTTGTGGATAAGCTAACCAAAGCTTTGGAGTATTTACCTGCATTAAACATTAAAAACATCTTACAAGGTGATTTTATGTTTGACGATGAAATGATCAGAAGAGCTGAAATAGATGGTGTACCTCATTATAAATTTAAGCCAAACACAATTGTGTATGCTGTTCCTGTTGATTCAAAACTCGGTCAAGAAATAGAACAAGCTAAATTTGGTATTGTGTTTCATACAACATATGAAAGCTTAGACAGTGGTGCTAGTTTTGGAGCAGATGTATCGTCGCTCCGTAGAGCACCCGGGGTGTGGTTTGACGATGCCTTCTTCACAGATGATACCGGTATTGTAACATTAACAGATGACGAGGAAGAACAAATTATTAGCTTAGTTAAACAAGCAGATACTGTTAATGGACAAATAGATTATGACAATTTACCATTTTCTTTATTAAACATTTATATTAATAGCGAAATTAAAGCTGGTAGTTTTCTCGATGACCCTGAAAAATCTTTTGAGGGATTCAATAATTGGTATTCACAAAGAGTACAAAATAAAATTGATAAGCTTAAAAGTGATAGAGGTAAAGAGTCGGCGAGTCAAAATGCCCAACAAATGTTACAATCTTTTGCTGACAAGAAAAACGATATAGTCAACATTTTTAAGGTTAGTCGTTTGCTATTTGAGGCAAAAAACATTTTTATTCAAAAATATAATAATGCCGTTTATAACACTAAACACTTTGTTGATGATGGTTCAGGTGACTTAGTTGCTAGTAATCCAGAAGGTTATGTAGCAGTCGATCACAAAGGTAACGGAATTAAGTTTGTTGATCGTCTAGAATTTAGTAGAGCCAACTTCGCTGTTGATAAGGGAGGCAAATTTACTGGCGATATCAATGAGCAAGAAGAGGACGAATTTGATATCGATAATGAAGACGACGATCCAGTGGTAGATACAGATTATCCAAAGACAGTCGCTGTGGTACCCGGAGCTTTTAAGCCGCCGCATCTTGGACATTTGGATATGGTACGGAAATATTCTGATATCGCAGATGAAGTTAAAGTTTTAATATCTAAACCAACTGTTAAAGCTAGAACATTACCTAATGGTCGAGAAGTAACAGCCAAGGATTCACTCAAAATCTGGAATGTATTAGCATCAAATCTACCAAATGTAGATATAGAAATTTCATCACATGCATCTCCTATTAATGCTGCATATGAATATGTGGGTGATGAAGGACCGCTGAATGTTGGTGATAAAGTTATTCTCGGCTGTAGTAACAAAGGTGGTGATTGTAAACGATGGACTGGAGCAGAAAAATACATCAAAAAAGGTGTTGAATTGGTACCAGTGACCGGAGTTGAACCAACTGTCCGAATTAGCGGAGAAGCATTTAGTGCTACTGATTTTCGTAGTGCACTTGGAAATCCAGAAAATAAAGCAGAAATAGCTGAATTTGTCGGTGATGAAAATGTGGAATCTGTTTTAAATATACTTGGACTGTCGAATATGGACGAAATGTCATCCATGTCAGGAGGTGCAGTAGCAGGATACTCAGCCCCTTTGGGATATGGGTCGGCTAAAAGACCCAAAAAGAAAAAGAAAACAAATGAATATATGGATTTAAGTTTGATTGATGAAGTTATCGAACTAATTATGAAAAGAGGCATTACCCAATGAACCCAAATGAAGAGAAAACTCTCAGAGAAAGTATAAGACTTGCGATTCGTGCTGTCAAGCAGAAACGTCAAAATATTGTAAATGAACAAGAACAAAAATTACGAGAAATTATTCGTGGTTTTATGACTGTGGAAGAATCCCAGATTAAAGAAGGAACTCCAGATGTAGATCCAACTCCAAATAAATCTACTGGTATTAATGTATTAGAACAATTGCTTAAGAAAATTGTACCAATCCTAGAAGAAGATTATAAGTCTTTGACGACTAATAAAAATCAAAGAGATTCATATCGAGCACACATTGTAAATGCTGTTGAGAACTCATTAACACCAGCAATTATGAACAATGAAGCTGGCGATGAAGAAGATGGTGATCTTGAAGAAGTTGTGGATATCAAAGTTGGCGGAGGAATAGATGATGATAAATTCATCGATATTAGAAGCCCGGCTGAAATAGCTGCAGCTGCTGAAGATGATACAGACCCTAGAGACGAATTTGGAAAAGATGTTGAAGGTGACGAAACTGGAAGAAATATGGCATATGAGTCTTACAAAAAAATTGAAACAAATGTAATTGATTCATATGAACTACTTTCAGATGCTGAAGATCAAGAACTATTTTATGATTACTTAATCGCAAATCTTAAAATGTATTTTAACAAATTTGAAGAAGAGCTATCACCAGAGGTACCAGAGCCAACAAATCAAGCCTATGACATGGCTCAAAAAGATAAAGATGTACAAACTCAAGAGCCCGGGGAAGCTCCTGAAACTGATGATCTCGAACTTGATATATAATTTTTTAAATAAAATACTTGACAAGTTTGAATATTAGGGTTACACTTTGTTTGTGACAATCACTTGCTAGCATTGTGACTATCACATATATAATTTATGAAATTAAATACATTATCAGGCATATCAACTATCACTAAATTAAAAGATCATAATAAAATTAATGATCAGTTATTAACCTGCATTAACAGTTTAAAATTAGAAGATCTGATAGCTATTAAATTAGAATTATCATCACAGCATGTTAATAATAGATTATACGGCCTTGACATCTGGCGAAGAACACCTTACATTGTTAGAGATGGAATACTAAAGTTTTCTCTTTCAGTTGCAAAATCAAAAAAAGATGCTGCCAGATTCTTAGGGCTAACATATGTCGAATACATGCGACATCTTAAAGATTTTAATACTAGAGAATATTTTGAGGACAAAGAAAATGTTTAAATTATTACCATTCGTTACAGCAATTGCCTGCGGCCCAAGCAAATTAGAAACGACAGAAAATAGAGATACACAAACATCTGAACCACAGCCAATCCCTACAGAATTTGGAGTTATATCCGGCCCTGATTGTAGCCAGACCGGCCCGGGCGATTATGCATGCAATGTAGTGCTTTATGATCAAGATAAAATTCCATGGCAACTTTATCAACACAGAGGTAAAGTGGTTGTTTTAGATTTTTCAGCTAGTTGGTGTCCGCCATGTCAAAACTCAGGCATGTTTGTACAACCCATACAAGATGATTATGAAGATGATGTTATATTTGCCACACTTTTAATTGATGGGTATACTTTGGGTGTAGAGCCCACAGATGACGAAATAGCTGACTGGGTTGACAGCCACAATATTACTACTGCTCCAGTTTTGTATGCTAGCAGAGATTTAGTATTTGATCCAACTGGAACTGGCATCGAAGGATATGTCATTGAAGGTTTCCCTACTTATATATATGTCGGCCGAGATGGTGTAATAGCTGAAGGCCACACTGGCTTTAGTGAAGCATATGTTAGAACTATTATTGAAAGGTTAAGATAATGTGGAAAGTTTACAAGTATGATGGAGACTACATTCAAGGTGAGTTTATAAGCAAACACACATCTGAAAATGCTGCTCTCAAAGCAGCCAAGAAAAGTATTGGTTATACTTTTTGTGAAAAAAAGAAAGTTAATAAAGAAATAAGAATCTGGCTTGATGGTGTAAATTATGCACCATTGGGTGTAATTATAAAGAACACAAGGGGATGATTAGGCTTCGACAGGGCAACAAAGAGAAATAGTGCAAGCAGGTTAGATACGACCTTAACAGTTCAAATAATTTAGTTGCAAACAACAACTTACACTTCGACGAAGCCGCTCGTTTAGCTGCTTAATCGGGAGGCTGGTTAGAGCCTTCTATCCAATCTAATCAAAACAACAGACAAGTTGAAAAAATCAAAAAACTCAATGGAACATGATGGTAAACATTGTTTTATAGCCATCTATCTTTGTCAGTTTGGTAAAGAAACTGAATAAGCTTGTGAATGACTACAATTGGATGTGTTCTGGACCCGGGTTCG